TTAGTTGGCACGTCTACTGCTCGTAGCGTAGGCAGCGTTACTGCCGGGGTTGAGATCGAAGGAACTGGTTATTCAACATCATCCCTGTCACTTACCTGTAATAGTTCAAGTGGAGAAGTGCCGACCATAAACCTTGGGAGAAGCAATGGATCATCCATAGGCTCTAATACGGGTGGACTTGCAGCAGGTGATGACCTTGGCTACATAACATTTAGCGCAGCAGATGGTACAGATCTAAATTCTCGTGCTGCTTGGATTCTTTGCGAAATTGATGGCGCTACTTCGGGCGATGATGTTCCGGGCAGGCTAGTGTTCTCCACTACCGCCGACGGTGCGAGCAGCCCGACGGAGCGGATGAGGATAAGCAACTCTGGTTGGGTCAGTCTCAAGGCAGGCACCAATAGCGTTACAACCGCTGGGAACATTTACCTTAACCCAGACGGAAATGCTACAAATGTGCCCTTTATTGGTACTGGCGGAGCGTCTTCAAGCAATGGCGACGCTTGTTATGCTGTTTACTCAACAAGCCTAGGCCAATATCAATTCTATGTTGGTTATGGGGGTACGGTTTATGCACGAAGCACATCAATTTCTTCGTTGTCTGACCAACGGGAAAAACAAAACATACAAGATCTAGATGTCGGACTTTCTGAAATCCTTGCACTGCAACCGCGTCGGTTTGACTGGAAAGACGGATCCGGTCAAAACATTGCAGGCTTTGTTGCACAGGAAGTAGAACTTGTTCTTCCTGATCTTGTAGAAGATTATCAGTTCAATGAGTCTGAAACACGCAAGTCCTTGAAAATGGGAGACATGATTCCCGCGCTTGTGAAGGCAATCCAAGAGCAACAAGCAATAATTGCTGAACTTCAAGCTGAAGTAGCATCTCTCAAAGCCTCGTAGTCCTACTCCCTAATGACCTCCTAATTTTCTCTTAATTAGGAGGTGCCTAGTCACCTTCAATTCGAGGCCTGGCTCTGGTATAGGATTGTGAGGTAGCGCAGCGCCAACTGCCTACCTCATGACCGCTCCACTGCTTTGGAACGATGACCGCATCCTATTCGGTGTCCCAACTCTGGGATGCCTTTGTTGCCGAGCGCTCGATCTCGCTCTGCGCGACCAGCCTCACCTCTGATTACAGGCAAGTCACCAAGTGGCTCAGGCGTTGCCCGGTGCAGGACCTGGATCAGGCGCGGCAGGTGATGATCTGGGTGTTGGGGCAGAAGCCTGTTCTGTCATCGCGGCGCGTGGCGATGTACACCAAGACGATGTATAAGTGGGCGGCTCAAGAGGATGTCGGCTATCTGGACCGCAACCCGCTGGCCAGCTTCAAAATGCCCAAGGCGCCGCAGCGTGACGAAGAGATCATCGTCATCCCACGCAACGAGATCGGCCTGGTACTGGCAGCGCTTGAGGCAAAGCTGACCTATCGGACCGTGAACTGGTCGCAATACACAGAGTTCATGCTGCAGACCGCCATGCGAACCGGAGAGGTGCGGGCGTTGCGGTGGGCGGACATCAAGGACAGCAAGATCCTGGTGCATCAGAACTGGACCCTGACCCATGGCCTGAAGGACAGCACCAAGACCAACAAGAAGCGATGGGTGCCGCTCAACGGCAAGTGCCAGGCAATCCTCGACAGCCTGCCGCGAGAGTCCGATTACCTGTTCCCCTGGGACCGGCTGGCATTTCAAAGCTACTTCCGCAAGAAACTGCAGCCGCTGCATCAGGCCGGACTGATCTCACACCTTTACCGGCCATACGATTGCCGGCATACAGCCATAAGCCATTGGATCGAGGCCGGCATCCCGGTGCCGCAGGTGGCCGCCTGGGCTGGCAATACCAGCGAGGTGATCTTTAAGCATTACTGCAACACCACACAGGAGTACGCAATGCCTGAAATCTGATACATTGACACTGAATCAAGGCATTGCATGGCCACCGTATTTACCTGGCACATCGCCAACCTGGAGCGCGAGACCGCCGACGGTTTTGTAATGACCGCCCACTACACCGTCACGGCCGAAGACGGCACCTACAGCAGCGGCGCGTATGGATCACTGGGCTTTGAGCGCCCGGACAAGCTGATCCCATTTGCTGACCTGACCGAAGAATTGGTCATCGGCTGGGTCCAAGATGCCTTCGGTGCTGAAAAGGTCACCGAGATCGAGGCCGCCCTGCAGGCGCAGCTTGACGAGCAGCGTCATCCCAGCAAGGCCAGCGGGATGCCGTGGCAGTAAAAGCCAAAGGCAGCGCAAGCCGGATTGAACACCAACCCGGCCCACCCAAAAAGACGCGCCAGGGCAAATCCCTCCGCACTCACCTTGGTGCGTCTAGCCGCAACGGCCGCCGCAAGCGCTACAGAGGCCAAGGCCACTGATAGCTACACTTGAGTGGTAGCCATCGCTGCCATGATTGAACTAATCGCGGCCATCGCTGGCGCCTCCATATCCGTAGCAGCTATGGGTGCCATGGGCTTCTCGCGCCGCAGCGATGAAGCCCGCGATGCCGTCATCCGCCTTACCGCAGCCGTCGAACACATCGCCACTCAGTTAGAAGTCCTACACACAGACATCAAGTCCGACCGCAGAGAGACCTTCGGCCGCTTAAATCATGTGGAACAGCGCGTAACCGCCCTCGAATCGCGCTCACCCCAATGTCCAACGTAATCACCACCGAAGACCTCGGCCAAGGCTTCACCCTGGACCAACTCCAAAACGACCACGGCCACACCTATTACCGCGTCTGCCTCCGCGGAATCTGTAGATATGCTGAAGATCACTACATCTGCATGATGTACGCCGAGTCAATGGGCTGGCTCCCACCTCACCGGCAACATCACTGACCAATCCACCACTGGATCGCATCCTCCAGATGCGGCTCCCAAAACTCCTGCATCCTGAACCAGTCCGTCCATTCGCTGGAACTCTTCCGCGTATTGCACGACAGACAACACGCCACCAGATTCGACGGCACCGTCTCCCCTCCCTTCGACTTGGGACGTATGTGATCGAGCGTCCCAGACTTCCCCAAGTGCTCGCGGCAATACGCACACTTGTAGTCCCAGCCCTTAAAAATCTGTTCTCTAAACCTTGCCTTAGCCTCGCGTTTACGAACAAACCCGTGTTGCTCGTCGATGTAGTCCACACCGCGCAGCCGCTAGCCAAAGAGTAGCGACTGGAACAGCAATCTTGTTAAACCATAACCATACCTAGCTAGACTTACACAGAAAGTCCCCTACCACACAACATGGACTTCCTGTCCCACCCCGCCTTCTGGATCGTCGTGGCAGCCGCCTCCGAGCTGATTGCCCTGTCTCCCCTCAAGAGCAACAGCATCATCCAGCTGGTCTTCCAGATCCTCAATCTGCTCAAAGCAAAAAAGCGCTGACCCGCATCGACACGCCTGCCCTGGAACGCAAGATCCGGGGCAACATCGACGCGGAAATCAAACACTGGCACGCCAGCCAACCGCCAAACACAGTTTCACCCACGATCGTTGACCACCCCATAGATACCGAGCTGCAGACTGGAGAGTCACAGAAGCTCGGCGGCCCCATGTCCATCCACGCCCCCTGGCGCCGTGACTAACTCCAACACCATCCGTCTGCTGGACATCTGCCGGTTTTACCGCGCCCTCCCGCACCAGATGGCCGCCCTCCAAGAACTGGAGGAAGCCATCAACAAGTGCAACCCGCACATCCTCGGCCGCAACCAAGCCTGGTTCAAGACCTGGAGCCAGAGCGGCAAAATCCTCGCCGTCGCCAACGACTGGAGCGGCATCACCAAAGCCGCCCGCATCGCCGGCGCCAAATTCCCCGAACTGGTGGCAGCCCAGTGGGCCTTGGAATCCAGCCACGGCACTGCCGTCTCAGGCCGCAATAACTTCTTCGGCCTCAAAGGCGATGGAACCGCCACCACAACTCAAGAATTTCTCAATAACCAATGGGTCACGATCACTGACTCCTTCATCGACTTCCCCGACATCCAGACCTGCGTCTGTTATCTAGTCGACCACTGGTACAAAGACTTCAAAACCTTCAAAGGCGTCAACAACGCAGAAACCCGCGAAGACGCCGCCCGTATGCTCCACAAACAGGGCTACGCCACCGACCCTAACTACCCCGAAAAACTCATCAAACTGATGAGCCAAAACTCCCCAGCAATCGAAACCCCTGGAGCGCACACCTTAAAAGTTCCTTACGAATACCAGCTCGACAACAAAAGCGGCACCGGCTACCGCGAGTGTTTCAGTTCCAGCTGCGCCATGGTTGCCCGCTACTGGGGCCGCATCGGCAATGACGATTCCTATAACGTGATCCGCCGCAAGTACGGCGACACCACCGACGTCAACGCCCAGCTTGGTGCTCTCCGTTCCCTCGGCCTAAAAGCCATCTTCATCCAAGATGCGACTGCTGCCACCTTGGAAGAAGAACTCAAAAACGGCCACCCCACACCAGTCGGCTGGCTCCACCGCGGTCCTGTATCTGCTCCGAGCGGCTCTGGTCACTGGAGCGTGGCCACTGGTTTCACGCCGACACACTTCATCCAGAACGACCCCAACGGAGAGGCCGACCTCGTAAAAGGTGGCTACATAAGCAATAAAGGCGGCGCCGGTGTCGCATACTCCCGCAAGAACTGGCTCCCTCGCTGGCTCGTCGACGGCCCCGATTCCGGCTGGCTCCTGCAAATCCGCCCCGCCTGACATGCACAACCCACTTGAGCCACGCCTGGAGCACCAGCTCACCCAGCACGCCCAGGACCAGTTCCTCCGCAAACTCCACGAAGGCCGTCAGTACGACGACCTCCTTAAAGCGGCCCTTCTCCTAAACACGCTCTACTTCCAAGAACGCACCAAGGTCGACTGGGCCATCCGCGAAGCCGCCAACAACCTCTCCGAACTCTGCGGCTACGACCGCGATTCCTGCTGAGTCAGCCTTCGCTTCTCCTGCGCCGTCTTCTTCGGCCCGTTCTTGGAGCGCACCAGCTCAGGCTTTGCGGCGTTCTCAGCAGGAAACGCGATAGATCGCGGGTATCGAGATTCCGCATAGGTCTTGGCTTCCTCCCAGGTTTCGCCTTTCGCAACTGTGCGAAGTGGTCCCCTGCCCGGCAACCACACCTCGACCTCAAACCACTGCTTACTCACGTCCACCCCACGACTTCGGGTAATCGGGCTCTTGGACCGACTGAATTACCACTGCATTACCAGTCGTGTCATGCACAAACCTCGCCGCTTTGATCGTGCGCTCGTAAGTCACCCACGATCCAGCATCCTCTTTTTCCGTCGTCAACAAGATCTTCCTGGTGTCCGTTTGCACGGCTGCTACATACTTATCACCACACAAAATCCTGTACCTCGTCATGCCGCACCTCCCTCTTGGTGCTTGGAGCGCTGGCGCCCTTCTACTCGTCGTTTTACCGACTCGGCCCACGTCGCATGATCCGCAGCTTCCGCCGCCTTGTAGTCCGACGTCAACGAGATCTTCTCCAACGCCGCATAAATCATCTCCCTCATCAGTGCCGTGGGTCTTTTGTTCTCCTTCTCAGCCACCTTCACCAGCAATCCATACCGGTTCGGATCCAGCAAAACCTGGCAATAGAACTTAGATCCGTGCTTCAGCGGCATACCCAAGCTGTCTACTCTGCTACATAGTAGCACCGCCGCTACCACCGCGCTGGCTGGTCCACCTTGTTCTCCCAAGCCGTGGCCTGAGCCTGCCTAGCTGTTGCCCGCTGGCGCTTGGAGCCCAGCCTTACCTCGTAAGCCCACTCCAAAAACATGGCTGCACGCTGAATATCCGCTGTTCGGGAACGGCGAATGGCAGCGTACAGCCGCTCCATGATGATTTCCCTACCCGTCTTCGGCATCGTCCCAGTGCGGCGCTGGTGCAATTCTCACCACTCTCTCGCCAGGAAACAACTCTTTCACCCGCTGGTGCGCCACAAACGCATCCTCCGCCTCCACCTTGACCTCATGCAGAGACCCCCTCTCATGGCGCGTCACCACAACGTACAAGCGCAATGGTTTGTGTCTCATTTCGCCTCCAGCCACGAGTCACCCACATGCGCCTCCGCCAACGCCGGCACCACACCCAACCATTCTGCCTCCGCTTCCTCCATCGTTTTGGCCAACTGGAGCGCCCACTTGTCCGCACTTTCCTCCCGCACCAGCAAGATCACTTCGTCATGCACCACACCAGCCAAACGCACAACTTCCTCGCTCTCTTTCTTCAGCATCGGCCACAACTTCCCGAGCGTCCGCTTCAACACAGCCGCACCAGCTCCCTGGATCGGCGTATTGCACCTCGTCGTCAGTTTGTTGTGCTCGCCCGGTAAAAACCTCCGCAGTTGCGACTTACGAATCCTGATCGCGGCATTTCCCTTACACGCATCAGCTGCCAAAGCATTTTTGCGTTGCCACCGGCTGATTCCTGCATACGCTGCGTGGAACTTTTCTCGCACCTCTGCAGCTTCAGCAAGATCCATTTGTATCCCCATTCCTGCTGCATAGTTGCGTAATCCTCGGGCTCCCGATCCATACAGAAGACCGAAGTTCGCAGATTTAGCCACCTGCCGCTGTTCTTTTGTGACTTCATGTTCATCCACCCCATAAATCTGCATCGCAGTCAGTGTGTGCAAGTCCATCCCTTGCTGGAACGCCTGAATCATCAACGCATCCTCAGCCTCGGCGGCAGCCAGCCTCAGCTCCATCTGCGCGTAATCGGCCACCACCAGTCTCCACCCCTTTGGAGCCCGTACACATGCCCGAAATCTTGAATCTCTTGGAATTTGCTGCAGGTTCGGACTAATACATGACATACGTCCCGTATCCGCCCCCAACTGCATATAGCTGGCACGAATAAACCCATCCGCCCCAAGATGCTTAATCAGCGCCTCCACCATCTGCCGCCTCTTCTCCACCCGCTTCCACGCCAAATACTCCGCCACCACCGGGTGATCACCGGCATACTCCCGCAACGCCTGCCTGCTGGCACTGGGCTTTCCATTCGCATCAACCGGCTTCCGTCCCAGCAACTTTGTAAAGACATCCAACAGTTGTTTGGGGCTATTCAGATTGAAGCCCGCCTCCAGCTTTGTTCCAGCTCGCACACTTCCCGTTGCCTTGGAACGCGTGTTGATGCTGCCATCTGCATCTCTCGGTAGTTTTGAGTCCGCCGGCAATGCCTCGTCCAGTGCCACCAGAAACTCCCGCCCCCTCTCCTCATGCTCAACCGTCAAATCCACCTGGAGCGCCTGCAGTGACTTGCGATCAAACGGCAGGCCGGTTCGCCAAAGCTGCGCCATCGCCGGCAACGCCTTGCACTCCAAAAACCACGCATGGTGCAGATTCGCCTCCGCCATCCGCTGGTTGATCGGCCCATCCAAATCCACCAGCAACTGCACGTCCTTCGCGGCATACAGCAACTGCGAGTCAGTCAATTCCGCACTCCAGTCACTCCTCTGCTCCTCCTTCGAGATCTCCTCCTTTAGGTAGCGCTTCACCACGTGCTGGAGCCCGTGCTTCACGTTCGGCATCCCATTGGTCAGAATCCGACTCGCCAGCATCGTGCAGAGCACCTCTCCCTCGGGATACAGCTCGTGCTCCTGCAACCACCCCAGGTCAAACACCGCGTTGTGCGCCACCCAATAACGCTTGGTGGCAAAAAACTCCTCTAGCTCAACCCAGTCGTGATCCTCCAGCGCCCAGCAGTCAATAACCACCGGCAACCGGTCCAAGGCCGCCAACTGGAGCAGCCTCAAACCTCCGAACTTCGGCTGTAAGCCAGTCGTCTCACAGTCAAACGCAACAGTCGTCGCGTTCTGGAGCGTATGCAAATACTCCAGGCCAAACAAAAACTTTGTGTCCATGGTGTGGATCGTTGTGTGAATAAGTGTGCCCGAACTTATTCGGGATCTGGTTCGCTCTTGGCGCGTTCCTCAAGCTCGACAGCCAACACAGCCGCCGACCTCAGCATCGTAGAAAGCGTGATGGGCCGCATCTTCCGTTTAGTCGCAAAACGCAACGCCCACCGCACCCCCATGGATACATTCCCCTCCCCCAACCTCCTCGCCTCTTCGATTTCCTCCCGACTCAACCTCAAATTGACCGTAAAATTCCGCCCCTTCCCATTAGGACGCCGATCACTAACCGACATCAGAACATATCCCCAATCGGCATGATCTCCGGCGTCGGATCGTGATCGAGTAATCGCACCGTTATCGGTTCGCTGTTGCGGTAAGCCTGTTGAAGAACAAAATGAAGTTCATCTATACCCTCCCAGCACAAACCAGTCTCCACCTCGCCATCGGCGTAGGTGATTTCGAACTCCATCATGGTGTTGACCTGCGGGTCTAGAACTCGCTTACTGTATCACAGCAAGATCGCCCTGCACCACGCGGGCTTCACACTCTGTAACAAACTCAGGATCCCGCGCCTCCGGCAACCCCAGCGAGCAAAACCCCTTCAGGTAATGCACGCACTGCTGGCACGCCCCAGCCACAGCTGGCACCCGCCAATCCATCTCCGTCCACCTCTCAAGATGAGACTCAATAGTCCCGTTCCTGGATCCCCAGCGATACCGACAGACCGCACACTCGTAACGCTTGAGCCGATCACCGCCAGCGGTGACACGCGAACTAACCACCCTGGTGCGCTTTCCGTTGCAAACAGGACACGTCATCGAACTTCTTCAAAAAGGTTGCAGTCGGCCGCTTCGCTGGTACCAAATTCCGGCAGCCCCAGCGAGCACTTATTGTCATCCTCAAACTCGCACTCAAAACAGCGGGCGTAGTCGTTGCTGCTGCTGCTACTACTGCTGCTGGCACCGTCGTAACCAAGGCACGAGCGTATTTTTACCAAAGCGGAAGCGTTGTCTTTCGCCTCGTTCAAAAACTGCTCGCTAACCTCGTGCGTAGTAACGCGATGCTTACAGAAGTCACACTGCCTCCGCCTGCGCGTGGAGCTTAAGGTGACCCTGGTTTCGATTACACGAAGCCCCGGCTCTTTACAGCTGGGGCATATAGGAAGAAGCTGTTTATTAAACGGCATTATCCCTCTTCTATACATCGCTGCATGGAGTTCAGCAACGCCTCGCGGGCAAACCCACACCCAGCAGCAAAATCCACAAACCCATCCAATAGTTGATCAGCCGTCACAGCCTGAAACCTGCTAGTTACCACGAATGTAATCTGCTGGGACTCATCCGCCCGAATAAACTCAAACTTGTAGTTCTCCATGTCATTCCTCCAGTGAATCAATCAACCGCGTCAGATACCACTGGGCCTTCATTAGGTCTTGACGCGGATTTTCCTTGTTCCAACAGCGATGCACATACTTCAGCACCTGCCACTGCAACCCACCAAGCACAGGATCTGGCGCAAACTGCACAGAATCCTCAATGACATCAATCACCTCAAAAGCACGCCCGTCCGCATAATGCGCCGGCTTGTTCACTAAGTCAGACATACTTAGCAGCTTGAACGGAAATGTCATGGTTGTAATGTCCAGTAATGGAATAATCTCTTGCTGGTGTTTGCGACATGCGATGGAACACCAACTGCCCAATACGCATCTCCGGCCACAACGGCACCTCGTGCATCCGCCGGGCATTTTGCAGCTCCAGCGTCAGCTTCGACCCCGTCCAGCCTGGATCGCAGTAACCAGCCATCAAGTGCTCCAGCCCTTGCCTGGCGCGGGTGCTCTTCAGCGCAAACTGCGCCGCCACATCCACCGGCAACCGGAACGTCTCCAGCGTGCAACCGAGCACGAACTCGCCCGGCGTCAACAAAAACGGATTCGCCTGCGTATGCCCAGTGATGTCCACCGGAATCATGTCGGGAAAATCCGCAATCTCCACCATCAGCTCGTACCCGAGTCTCACATCGAGACTCGCTGGATTCACCAGCCTCGGGTCATACGGAGTAACAAGGCCCTCACTACAGAGGGCCCGTATTTCTGTATCACACAGAATCACGCCACAACCTCACCGGTTTCCATTGGAGCAACATTTTTCCAGGTCTTACCCAGCTTGATGTGGTTGATCGTCGTGGGATGCACGTTGTACGCCCGTGCCAGCGACAAACCAGTCCGCCCCCGCAGAAGCGCCCCCTTGATGTGCGCCACCTGCTCAACCGTCAGCGCCTTACGCCCCCTCCTGCTCTTGCGGCGAGACACACGAGTCTTACCTTGAGACTTCGGAGTGTCAGAAACTTGCACGGCTTTCTGACGGACTGGAGCGTCCACCTCGACCTCAACGGTCTGCGCGTGCTCCAGGATCTGGGTCAGGTTCTCCAGTGCAGTACCGATCTCGGTGAGGTAGGCCTGGAGCTGGTTGCTGTCTTTGGATGAGAGAAGTGTGAGCATGGTCGTAAAAAGAACTTGGTTAGTGTACTAGGGAACGAAAGTTTTAGAGAGTCTCAGCAGAGTCTCAGGCGGGAGAGTGAGAATCTCGGTGATGGCCAGGGCGGCCAGCCGCGCATGATTCACGGTCTCTTCCTCCTGAAACCGCTGAAGCAACCGAGAGTACAGGTGAAGCACACTGCCGGCTGGCACCCAGCTCGTGTCCTTCTCGATCGGCTCGGTCCCGTACTCCCAGTCGTCATAGTCAGCGTCATTTCGCATGGAGCGTGCCAGAGCGCTACGAATCTGAAACGTCAAGTACTTCCCAGTAGCCAACGTGGTCGGCGACGAACTGTCGGAGGCTGTCATCGTCTTCTGGAATCACTTCCTCATGATCCAGGTAGAAGGCGCCTCTGCACAAGGCAGCTCCATACTCGACTGGCTCAAAGTAAGTCTGCGGCTGCGCCACCAGAGCATCGTCCACCAGAGCAACAACACAGACCCTGTCATCCTCAACCTCGACGCTGTCAACACGAAGGATCTCAGACATTGCTCACCTCTGCCACAGGCAAACGCAAGGCCTTGACGAACTTCTGGTGCTCGACCTCAAGGTAAGACTCAAGATACTCAAGGCGAGACACGACATCGTCGTCGTACTGGGTCGACCAGCCGTACTTGGCTTGCTGCTCGATGCGTTCTTGCACTGCCATACGGCCCCAGCGCACGGCAAAGAACCAGTTGTTTAGCTGCTCGGATGGGATTGTGGTGTGGATGTCCATTTGTGTGTTAGGGAGACAGGCGCCTCCCGTTTGGTTGAACTCCCATACTGTGACACAAAAACAGGGGACCCGCGAGCCCCCTGTTCACACTCTGTAACAATCGCAGGTATTGGCCGATTGGCGCAGCGACCTAATACCTGCCTGAGGTCATGACTGGGGCACCCCCAAGGCCTCGGGTGAGTACGTCGTCAGCACCGTGACGTCACAGCCCTGCCGAAGCGCCCCACCGCAGACGTAGTGGAAGATGTCGGTGGCATCCGCGCACTCCAGTACCTGGATCTCGTCCACCTCCACGGTCTTGCCGTTGCGGTACCAAGTGGTGCGGATGACGCTGTGGACCTCCTCGGGCATCGGGTACTGCGAGAAGGTGAAGCGGGGCCTCCGAGGAGGCCGTGGCTCGCGCTTGGGCTTGGTCTGAGTCGCCATCGGAGGTCTCCAGTACACCCAGGGCAGCGCCTGGAGCAGCCATAGCAAAACGTTAGGAACTCTCATCGGTCAACTCCAGGTGTCCATGGCCGCCCCTTTCAGGGCCTCCAGCTCCTCGTCCGAGCGTTCTGCCCTTGGGGATACATCCAAAACGTGTCCAACTGGGGCAGATCCATTGGTATGACTGGATTTAACAGTTGGACAGGGGGTAGGAGTGTCCAGCTGCTTGTCCAGCTGCTCGGCACCAGTTGGACACGAGTTGGACACGTCAGGGGGTTGTCCAACTGTGTTTTCCAGTCCTACCAAGGGTTTTGCCTCAGTTGGACACACTTTCTGACACTCTCCACGCGAGAGAACTGCTTGGAACAAAACAAGGGGAGAACCCCCCGAAGGATTGGGGCTGGTTCCAGCCATCTCCAGCAGCCCCCTCGACAGCAAGCGCTGGGTCGCCTTCTGGATCGCCGACACGCTGCCTCCGCAAAGCGGATCAGCCGCCAAGTCCTGCCGACTCAACGCCCGCGGATGAGCCGCCCTCAAGCGCTGGAGCACCCGATCCACAATCGAGGCCGGACTGGCACTCTCCACGTCCAGCTCGACGTAGTCCGCCAGCGAGAACGTCAGGTCATGCTCCAGCTTCATCAGCAGCTTGGAGCCGTCCCTGCCCGCCCTGGACTTCTCCACGGTGATCAGACGGGCGTTGTAGCCCACCTGCTCCACCTGGCGCTTATCGGGCCTCCTGAGGCCCCACACCTCGTCCACAGCGTCCCTAATAGCCGTGCTGCCCCGGAATCCACCCGTCTTGTTGGCGTGATGGATCAGCAGGATGGTGCAGGCCGGGAACAACCGCCCGTTGTTGTTGCTTAACCAGTAGATCGGCCCCGCAAACTCCTTCTTGTTCTCATCGAACGCCGAACCCCTGGAGCACCCCGTGATCGAATCGATGATCACCAGCTTCGGCTGGTGCTTCTCGATCAGCTTGACGAAGCGGTAGTACCAGTTCAGGTCCCACCCCATCACCACGGTCACTGGATCCGTCCGCCGAAACTCCAGATCCCGCATCTGCTGTTGGACCTGCACCTCGCTCTGGTCCCCATTCAGGATCAACACCGGCCCCGCCTCCACTGGCACAAGATCCCCCCGCACCGAGAACGGAATCCCCCTCGCCACATGCTTGGCAATGGTCCAAGCCGACATCGACTTACCGTCACCCCCAGCCCCGTGGACCATCACCGTCCCCGGACACGGCAACAGATCCGGGATCAGGTACTCGAACTTCAGATCCTTGTCCAAGAACCTGTCCAATCCAATCTCATCATCCTGCTGCTCATACTGGATCTGGCTGATCAGCAACCGCTCAAGCGCCCCCGCATCCCGATAGCCACCCTCAAGCGCCAGCACGTGCATGGCGTGGGCCATCTCCGCCGGGTTAGCCAAGTCCTGGAGTTCCTTCGCCCGCTTGATTACTTCGGCATACGGCAGGATTACCTGCCTAAACCGCGTGACGCTGTCAGCTTCTACTTTTTCAACAACCTTCCGCAAATCCTCCGACAGCCACAACCGCCCCGGCATCTGCTGGTCCGCCATCCAGAACAGCGTCCCCAGGCTCACCGGCCCTTTCTTGAACGACTTCCACACCTCCTCACACGGGTTGGAATCAACCCACTCCTCCGAGTATTCAGGATCGTCAGCCGACCACGCACTCCACAGCGTTAAACCAAGCTCGTCCGGCAACTCCGAGTGGATCGCCATCCCCACCTTCACCCAGTGGTCCCGGCTACCCGCACCCTGCCCAGGGATAACTCGAAGGGCAGACTGAACAATCTCAGCCACTTCAGCTGGATCCCGACCAGAAAAATTCAGCGCCGTACGGTTTTTGATAAACCCCGCATCCTGAATTTCTTTACCGGCGTGCTCCCGCATCTCTGCCAGCAGCCACTCAGGAGCCTCTGGAATCGCATCCAGATCCCCCTCGAACCCGTAAGCCCCCTCCGGCGCCTTCCCATCACTGGAGCCCGGATAAGCCCCGTAGAGGACCCCCTGACGGCCCCAGAGGACCTCGTATCCCGCCCCGGTATCCGACAACCCAAAACCCCTTACCTCGCCCCACAGAGCCTCTGGGACGCGATACAGGAACTTCGCCGCGTTGGCCTTGGTGCTCGTCACCACTGGAGCACCCTCCAGCGATTCGCCCCACTTCTTCCGCAACTTGGCCAGATTCCTGTCCACGTCAAGGATCACAAGCCCCTGACTCCGCGGCCCCGTAAACACCCCCACCGCCTGGAACACATCCGGCTTGCGCTCGATCTGCAACGCCACATCCGCCGGCGTCATCACCACATGGTGCGACTTCTCCAGCGGCGTCTTGCCCTTTGAAATTTTCCCCGACTGGATTGCGTACTTCCTGGCGTAGATGGGCGCATACGCCATCCCCACCGGTAACTGGCGCACAAACGCCAGCAACTCTTGCGTCGCGTGAGACACGATGTTAGACTCCTACAGAAGTTGGTTTTCTCTGCCCCGGCGCCATTCCACGCTGGGGCATT